TATCACTATACACGAGTATAACCCGCGATGAATCTTGATTCAGTTCGTGCAAGGAGGCCAACAGTGTGGTCCACCAAGCAAGTTCGGAGGTCCGAATCAATGGAAAAATCCATTGTTGACAACCCAATTTTCGGGTTATGTCAAAGGCTCTCAACCTATAGGTTGGAGAAGGGTCGAATTTACGACCCTAAAGGGAAGCGAAGCCGCCTATTCAACATGATAGGCTATAAGTTGCCGCGCACCGTCTTCAATAAATTGAAGAACCTGACATCTGATCAGTGGAAATCCATGGAGGATTCATGGATCGCGCTCATGATGACCGTACTCATCAACCGTGAGTTTCAGCCAGAGCTGGTTGACCAAAGGCTTATTGCCTCGGTACGAGCCACAAAATTGTGGTTTATATGCTTCGTTTTGAGGCATTTGACGTTAAAATTCAAAGGTGGTGTCCACCTTATCGGTTTTGATGACCGAATGACCAGCGTCAATGGAATGTTGAAAGGTTTAGCGACCTGGATGCAATGGCGCGCAATGGATTATCCATTGAATAGTCTTCCTAAGGAATTCCCCGCCCTTAAAGGGTGGGACCATAGTCGACATATGCCGACCTTGCCCTGGTTTTCAGGGCATCTTAGTCGTTTTCGACTAATCATCGTTTCTACAACGATTTCAGACGAAGAGATAGTCAATCTCTGCCAAATGAGAACATTTGGTCGAGCCCTCCCGGTACCGAGAGGAAAAGTTCTGAAAGAGAACTTACTGGATGTTTCCAGTATTTTGTCGACTGAGAAATCAATCGATCCTATCGTCCTTCAGCGATTCACCGAGTTTTCGTATTATCTCGGTAGAAAGCTTGGCGTGGAAAAACTTCCACGCACGACACATATTTCTGTGTCGACCACAGGGACTTATACCCACTCACAGAGCAAGGGTGGTAAAGCGTCCCGTGCTAGAGAGATATTAGATGATTTTTCGAAACTCTCTCCTCAAGCCGTTTTGGCTTATGACACATATATGTCAGTTCCGACCGCAGCCGGTTATCAGTCCATAAGGACTGAGGCAAGAACTGCCTTGAACGCAACCCTAATGGGTTACGATTGTCTTTACGACATTCTCGGTTTGAGAATATTTTCATCTGAATGGATTCAGATGGCCGGACCATTTGCATTCGGCGAATTGAGGAAACTTAACCCCAAAACCGGACAATATGAACCGGTACCAAGTACTATTCCTGTACGAACCCAGGATGGTAAATTGGTCCAAAATTATAAATTTGGTCTGATGGAATTTGCCTATCAGAGCCTTTCTGAGAGAACCTCTCAAAAGGAGTTCAAAAGATTTTTTGACAGTCTAGAATTAGACTTCGACATTAGTTCCATTCCTCCACAGGTTGGACTTGTCCTTCTCAACATTTCGCTGAGTCGATATTGGAAACATATCATATCTATTAGTAGATATCGTCCAGATTACTGGATTTTACACCCAAGATCGGGTGACCGGTGGATCCCATTATGGATTAAACCTATCACTGATTTCAGTGATTTAATACCTCATATTGGTATTAAGCCAGTTGTTTGGCTAACGACTCTTGCTGAGCCGTCTAACAAGACACGTTCTGTTAGTAAGTGCGAACTGGAAATGAACATACTCCAGCAAGCCGGGAGGTTCATGTTGGAACCTATCCTTGCTAAGGATCCCCGAGCTAGAATCGGGCTTGTTTCTACGAACAAGATGTGGGACTTATTTAAGTACCTAGAGAAGCATAAATTGCTTGTCGGTCAGGGATTAATTGCTCAATCCTCAGACTTCAAAAGCGCCACTGATCATATGGCGCTTAGCCTGATACAGGCTATGTGGACTGGTTTCTTAGCCACAGTACCAACAAATCATCCTATATGGAAGATTATACCCTTTGTTTGGGTACGCAGGCATATTGAGTGTGACGAACAGATTCTTAAAGAAAAGAAAGAGTTCGACTCTCACTGCGGTTCATTTCAAGGTGAACCAGTCAGTTTTCTGACTTTGACTTTATATAATCTTGTCGTTGATGAAATGACAAATTATTATAGTACTCTCAATGTGAATTTGTATTCACCTGTCACGGTAGATCTCCGTGTACACACAGTAACAGCAATTACTGGTGACGATGTTGTATCGTTGCGCACCGAAAAGGCAGTTCGAACCTTTCGGAGAATCGTTATCGATTCAGGCATGGTATTGTCACCCGGTAAAGATGGTGACTCCAAACGCCTTATGATCTTCTGTGAGGATCACGTGCTCATTAATTATGAACACTTGTATATGAAATTTACATATATCGACGTTATTAAATGTCGTTTATTGACCACAATGGGTCGACTCCATGCTGATCATAGAGTTGCTATCCTTTCAAAGGGACGCATGTTACAGAACCAGTTGAACTATTTCGATTCTGACCGGTTGAAACGTATTACAACCGTAGTATATAATAATATACTTGATCGCCATTATTCTGGCCAAATCTCATCTTTGAGACTTCCAATTCATCTGCCACCTTCATGTGGTGGTATTGGTCTTCCGATCTTATGGTCGGATCTCCCTGATTGGGAGGTTGTCTACGTTAAATACGTAGTCTGGTTGACATCACAACCTCGTACGGTAGAAAATCTTATCGCCTTTCTCAAAATGAGAGATCTTAACCAAAGGGTTAAGTACGGAATAAAGGTGGGGCCTGTCCCACACCTTTTCCTTAAGTCGTTAACCGACTTTGTAGACGCTGGTGTCTACAGTGGTCTTCCAGATGTTCTCTGGAAGAATCGCATTTATTCGGAGGATTACGTCCGAAACCTCATTGAGGATATTACCCGTGACAAAGTCCCGGTCTCTCCATATACTGGAAAGATATCTTATGATGCTTTATGCAATCAAGCCCATATATTTGGGTTCGTCGATATGTGGAGTGCATTCGATCTAATCGAGAGATTTCTCGTATTCCAACAATTGTTGGAAGAAGTACAGAAACCCGAGGTTAGAACTCTTAATCAATGGATTAGGCGTTCAACCCGATTCTGGAAAAAGGCACTTAAAAGTGCCGACATCAGCTCTACTGATGTTTCTATGATCAAAAATGATCAAGACCTCGATTGGAGGTGCCGAACCTATATGAAAGGGTTCGTGCTCCGTGACGGAGTGTTCGATCTGCTAGGCAGATCAGGGCCAACGTTGCAATTTTCTATCACGAATAGAAAACCGCCACCGACCCCCCAGAAAGTGGCGCGCAAAGTCCTAATTTACACATCGGACCTTGCGGAAATGGCTGGGTATGCTCAGCCAGATCAACCAACTTTGATCTAATGGGAACAGTCCTATAAGTGGCCTAGGCCATCTTAAACGA